CTACTAGCTGCTGGTCACATTAAGGATGAGACCACAGTAACCAAGGTAACTGCAATCGTGAATGCGGTTGTGGAAGAGGTTAAAGCAGTTCTTCCTCTCATCCCAGTGAGTAAGTAAGGTACTTATTTGTCAATTTCTTGGAATTCAGTAGGGCATGTGTTCGCTTCTGGCTTTCACGATATCATCGTGGCTGCTAGGGCGATTGCTCTATTTAGTAACAAAATTCAGCCGGAAGCTCCCACGATTGAAGCCATCACATCACTCGTGCCTGTCTATGGTCCTGAAGCAGCAGAGATTGAACGTCTTGCCTTTGCTGCTTTGGGCGAGTTTGCCGCACTAGTACAGGCTTGTGGAGGGGCTAGCGCGGCTGCGGCGAAGCACCCTCAAGCTGATGCGGACCTTCTAGCGGCTGTAGAGAAAGCAATGGAAAAGAATCCAGCACTCGTACAGCAAGCAGCTAAGATGTTCAATGTCTCCTAAATGGATAAAGCTAACGGTACTGACTCTCGCAAGCCTTGTAGGAATCTTCGTCTCTTCTCTTACTGCTATTATTTGGCTCAGTTACGCAGAATTCCGAAAGGTGGAACCGGAACTCATCTCCTTCCTAAGAGATGCCCATTCTGCGGTCAACACAACGTCTAACACAGTTAATACCGCTATCAAGACCACATCCGACAATCTAAATAGGGATTGTAGTGAAGGCAAAGAAAGATGTGGAACTCTAGCAGACCTTAATCAAACACTCCATACAATACGGGGTACAGCGGGTCAAGTAGAGTTTGCCTTAAAAAAGTTTAACGGTCATGAAGATGAGTACTACAAGCAAGAAACTGCTCTCTTCGGCCACGCGAACGGTATACTAGACCAGTTCGGAAGTACAGTAGGCACTATTAATAAGACTGTAGACAATTTCAATCCTCTGCTAACTTCTCTTAATGGAGAAGCTTTGGAGTTTAAGAAAACAAACTACACTCTTAATGATTACCTTACTGGAAAAGATTTCAAAGATTTTTTGAATAACGTATACGGGATAACAGCTAACGCCAACTCCGTAAGTACAGACATAGCAACCAAGACACACACCTTCCTGTATCCTCCTCCTTGTAAAGGAAAGGGATGCTGGCTAAAAAGAACTTATACAGTCGTAAGAGACGTAGGTCCTTTTGCTCAGCCCTTCTATTACGGAGCAGCAACATACGAAGCACTTACACGCGGGTATATTAGATAATGGCGAATTCTTTTGCAAATCCTATGGTTCTTGATACCGACTTCAACAGCTACCGTACAGCGGCGGGTGTTTCGAAGGGTATCAGTGTTTTCAAGATGATGTTGGTGGTAGGCAGTGCCACTGCTTCGGCAGGAACAGTAACCATTGTTAATCCTGAGACTACTCCTTCTAACCAGACTTTATATCCTGTGACACCAGTTGGTACACAGGCCGCAAATACAGTACTTGTTAACGAGAACCTAACTGGACAGGCTATTATGAATTGGCCTGATTTCAAAGTGACGGGACTCACAGCTACCGGAACCAAGTTGTTTATTTGGTTCGGATACTAAGGATATCATGGCTAAGAAAGAAATGAAATCGGAGAAGAAAGAAACTCCGAAGATGGAAGCGAAAGAACATTCTAAAGGTTTCTTGAAGAAAGCTGTTGCATTGAAGGGTGGAAAAAAGAAGTAATGGCACACCCCGGTTTCAAGAAAGTTCAATCACAGATTCAGAAGGAAGGCTACAGCAAAGAATCCGCTGGAGCTATCCTTGCTAACGCTACGAGGAATGCTAGCGCGAAAGCAAAGGCAAAGAACCCGAAGCTTAAGAAAGTCAAGGGAAAGTAATGGATTGCAAATGCCCTAACTGTGGGTACTGCCCACACTGCGGAAGATCGGACAGACCACAGTTTGTTCCTTATGTTCCGTATGGTCCCGGATACTACCCGTATCCAGTTTATCCGTACATCACATACACTCCTCAAGTAACCTCGGTATGGTATAACGCCGAACCGATTAACGTACAAGGCACTACCTTTACAACGACTTCAGGAACAATACAGTAATGGCTAACGACGTAGCAGATGATCTGAAACAAGCGGTCAAAGACACGTTGACTGGAAAGTCAATCATGGATACTTTGTCTAGCAGAGCTAAGGCTTTGTTAAAGAAAAGTCCTCCTCCAGAAGCACCGCCTACTCCAGACTCCTACCACGACGAGCAAGTAAGACAAGCTAACGAATCTTTCAGAAAACAGACTACTGGTGGTGGATCGGATTCTCCGATACCAAAACCTATAGCTAAGTATAAAGATGGTACTGACTACGTTCCGGAAACTGGACCCGCCATCCTTCACAAAGGCGAAGCCGTTCTGAAAAAAGAAGACGCTGAAAAATACAGGAGACATATGGCATCACCATCCAAATCGCTTGGGGGTAAAAAGCGTGGCAGACCAAAGGGAAGCACAAAGAAAAAGAAAGCCCCAAGACACATGCACATTGAACTTGCCGACAACGGAGGATTCCACGTTCGTCATCAACATGACGCTCCTCTTGATGGAAGCGGTGAGTCAGCTACTCCAGAGACAACCCATTCACTAGGCGATCCTAGCGCACTACTGGGCCATATTCAAGACACTTATGGTGGACAGATGCCCGGTGCGGGTGCAGCAGGACCCGGTGCTCCAGCACCCCCACAAGGAATGTAATGCCATACAAGTCTAAAGCCCAAGAAGCGTTTTTCAACGCGAACCGGAAGAAGCTTGAGAAGCAAGGCGTTAATGTCGATGAATGGAACGCGGCTTCCAAGGGAAAGAAACTTCCGAAGAAAGTAAAGAAGAAATAAAGAAGTCTGCGCCTAAGAAGCCTGAAGTAAAAGTCAAGATTAAAGTTAAAGCTGCATCCCCAGAGGGTGCGAAGAACGCGATTAAGAAACTCGTTAAGTAATGACCTTTGAAGAAATCGAACAGAAGTATGGGCCTGAAGTAGACTGGGATTCAGTAGACGATTGGGACCTTTACAAACTGCTCGAAACTGAAAAAGAAACTTGGAAGACACTAGCTGAGGAAGGCGTGCTGCAAAGCCACTTTCTATGGGACGTGGTTCGTTATAGAACCGTCACCAGCTTATACTTTCTTAATTTGTTTTGCTGGGACTCTAACCCCTTCTTGGTGGATGAGCCTATTGAAAACAACTTAATGACTAGGGAGAGCTACGAACATATCCTTGGTATGTTTGTAAAAAAGATTCCCGGTAAAAGTTTAGCAAATCTTTCCAACCTCAAGACGAATCTAATATTGTATCCCAGAGGTAGTTTAAAGTCTTCATGGGGTATCTTCGATATCATCCAGTGGGTGCTATACGACTACAAGATTCGTATTCTAGTACTTAGCGCAGCGGACGATCTTGCCGCAGAAATTGTAAATGAAGCCAGAGGCTTTTTCCGGATTAAGGAAGATGAGCCTAGCTTCATGAATATGTTCTGGCCTGAGCACTGCCTTCTAGAAAAAGACTTTGATCCGGATGGTTACTACACTTCTCCAAAGTGGAAAGCCCAAAACATTAAACGCAGAGAAGCCACCATCATGTCAAGAGGCGTAACAGCCTCAGTACAAGGCTTCCACTTCGAAGTTATCGAAGGTGATGATATTGTAGAAACCCGTAATAGCTCTGAGACCCAGTGCGCGGAAATCATTAAGAAATTCTACATTACACGTAAAGCATTAAGAAACTTCGGTTACTGTAACCTTAGAGGAACTCGATACCACGAAAACGATCTGTACGGGGAGATTATCTCCAAGTCAGAGCTTGGTGAGTTCAAGACCGAAGAGTTCTCGATCACAGAGAAAAAGATTGTTAACCCGAGTCGTATGACTCAAATCCTAATCGGTGCGGCTATGACTATCAAGCCGGAAGCCGAAATGGAAATGGTTAAGTATAACCTCGAAAGAAGAGGGTGGTTTAGGAAGGCTGGCCCAGATGGAGTAGTCCTTCTGCTTCCTAAAGTTCCTACTCTTACCTATCAAGCCTTACTGGTAGAGTACGAAGATAACCCAGAAGCTTTCGAGACGCAGCAAAGACAAAACGTTCTGCCTCCAACAGCGCAGATGTTCACGAGAGAAATGATTCTCAAGAACACAGTGAGTTGGATGGACATTCCACCTTACGGAAGGATCACACACACGTGGGACCTTAACGGAGGGAAGGGTAAAAAAGAGAACGACTTCTGCGTAGGTACGGCTTGTCTATGGGATAGCAAGGGTACTGGATTTGTAATCGACATTGTATGTTCGAACTATCCTACTGCTATCGCCATTGCTCAAGCTCTTGTTCAGTTTGCCTGTAGGCACCACCCGGACATTATCTCAGTTGAAGATTCTCCGGGGGTTAGAATGCTAGAGCCTACCATATGGGCCGAAGCGGATAAGACGGAGGACTTGTATGTAAGAGAGCTAGTTAGAAGACTTTACTGGCGTAAGGTCGATACTACAAAAGATGCGAAAAAGACCCGCATTCAGAAGCTCTTCCCGGAGATTAACTACGGGCGTATTAAGTTCGAGTTTGGTTTAAAAGAGTTAGAGCGGTTGATCCAACAGATCATCCGACCTGTAACAAAAACATCTAAGAACGACATTCCTGATTGCCTTGCATATCAACTAGACTTCTTACCTCTCAAACCCCAGTCGGAAGACGAGAGAAAAAGAATCGAAGAAGATATGAAAAAGAATAGACAGCAAGATAGGGATAAACTAGCGTGGGAGATGTTGTACACGGAGCACCAAGGTGAAGTCTAACGCCCTCCGATTTACGAAACTCCTAAAGAAGAATATATAGAACCAATCAAACCGTATGCTGACTCGGATGGATTGGATAATGTACTAGGAACCTTTTTAATAGGATAGTATGGCACAAATTGGCATTGGTATTGGTCTTCCGTTTGGTGGAAGACTTGTTCACCCTAAGTGGGCACTAGCCCTAAAGACACTGGACTTTCCAGTTAACACAACTCAGACGGTTATCTTCGTAGAGAATACTCCTATTGCTGATGCAAGAAACGGCATTGTGGAGATGGCTCTAGAGAACAATGTTAGATATCTGTTCTTCTTGGACGATGATGTTATCATTCCGAGACCTACAGTACAAGCATTGGGATACATTCTCGATAGCCAAATAGATGAAGGTGTAATGGCAGCTACAGGTGTCTACTGTACAAAGACAGTAGCTCCCGCTCCCGTAATCTACAAAGATGACATTCCCGGTGCGTACTGGGATTGGAGAGTGAATGATATCTTCGAAGTAGATTCATGTGGTGCAGGTTGCCTCCTAATCAACTGTGAGGTATTCAAGCATTTAGAAAAACCTTACTTCAAAGATGAGTCTGGGTATATCGAAGGCTCAGATGGAAACCCGCTGTACAGCATCGTTAGCGAAGATATTTATTTTTGCCGTAAGCTAAGGAAAGCTGGCTTCAAAATCAAGGCACACGGTTCAGTGCTTTGTGCTCACTACGACGAACCAACTAAAAAGTTTTATACGTTGCCTGAGGATTCGCTTCCGTACAAAAAGGAACTGGCTAGACAGGAACAAGAAAAGGAAAAGAAAAATGGCTGAAATGAATAACAGTGGAGCAAAAGCCCCCGAGCACGTTAGCTACCCTGAGAACCTAACTCATCCTCGTGACTACGTTGCTCCTAAGGTTGGCGGTTCCGACCAGACGAAGGGCGCGACTGGAAGCATCCAGAAACAGGGTTCCGGACAAATCTTCAACAACGAAGCACAAGGTACTGGAATTGCTGGCCCCGCAGTGTGGGGTGGAGCATCCGGTCTAGCAGGTTCCCAGTCTAGCGCAGAGGCAGGTACTAAGCAAGCGAATAGTAATTCGGTTGATCTAGGTACTGGTCAGAATAGTTGCTGGAATGGTGGAAAAGCTTATAAGGGCTAATCCGGGAGGATTGGCTCAGCGGCGACGGCAGCAGATTGTAAACCTGCGACCCAAGTGGTAAACATCGGAGGTTCGATTCCTTCATCCTCCACCAA